CAAGACAAATGCAAGAAAAGGTTAATTAATCAGCAGCTTCGGCTGTATTTCCCTCAGAAACCCACAATAAATAGGCTTGATAATCCCTGTTTGCCTCGTCTGGTGGAATCCAAGCATTATCTTCTTTTCTAATGATGTATTGAATAGCATTTGCATGATCGTCTTTTGGTGCAAATTTGTAAGTGTAAATCATAGTTTAAAGCTCCGCATCAAATGTTGCTGATCCAGATGTAATTCTAAAGTGTGTAGTGTTATCAGTAGTAACTCTCATACCCCAAGCCATAGTATTTGCATTAGAGCTATTAAAAGAACAACCACTATATCCGACACTAACAAGAGTTAAAGTTGGATTTGCTCTCATTGTAGTTGGGTGTACAGATCCTACAGGCAATGTATAAGCATTTATAGCATTACAAGCTACTTGTCCATCAGCCATTCTATGACTTATATCTGGATCCTCATAATAATACCTCTGACATAAAGTAAGTTCCTGACCGAATGACCTATGTTCAAAATCTGTTGCCACGCTGCCTACTTCTAATTGAACACCAGTTATAAACATGTCATTAGATGTGTTATCAAAATAATTTGTTGACTCACTTGTACTATAAGCGTTTGTTGAACCCCAAGAGCCTTCACTACTTGTATCTTTATCTGGACCTGTGTAATATGAAAAATTTATATCCATCCCTGTTGTATTTGCATCATCTATTTGTAGATTAGAATTACCGGGAATTGTTACTGTATATCTATTCCAGTTTGTAGGATCAGATACCGTTACATTTTGAACATAGTAGTAATTTGTTCCATGTCTAGTTCTAAGCCCTATGGGTAATTTACTGGTGCCAGTTTTAGTGGTCTTAAAGTAAAAAGATAATGTTAGAAAACTTGAGGCTGATAAATGATTCCAACCAGAACTTCTTAAATCTTGTCCTTCTATTTTGTAAGTTATTTGAATCATCTGTTGTCCAGATGCTGTTGTATTTACAGTTGTAACATCAGTTTTATGTGATTTTGTAAAACCTAAAGTAGTTGGTGCGTCTGTACTTTGACTTATATTTGCTGCGCCAACAGCAGAATTACCAAAAGAAGTGTTGAATCTATCAAGGGTTTGATAACCTTCGTTACTACCATCAGACACAGCAACAGCAGATGCACTTCTTTGAGCTATTTGCATAGCTCCGTTAATTATTATATTTCTATTACTTAGATTATTAGTAATATTGGCAGTACACGTTCCATCAGTATTGTTGACAGTAATAGCAGCAGTACTAGCTGC